ATGCGTTGATGAAAGTTGACAGCGGAATTTAAATCCGCGCGCGACAATTGTTTGACCGCCAGCCTGGACGAAGCTCGACCAGGTAGGGCTGCCAGCTGGATCATCATTCGTTGACGCGACCTCAACGCTTGCGCTGTGATCGTCAAATGCCGCGTCCTCATTCAACCAGGTGTCCCAGGTGCCAGGCCAATTATCCCAGGTCAGCGGAATGTTGTCCCACTGCGCAGCGTATGTGATGCGCCGGACATAATTCACCGTCGCCGCAACCGTTACCGATCGAACGGAACCGGTGTCGATATATGTGCCAGCTGATGCGCCGTCGATCGCACCGGCGAAAACATAGCTGCCGGAATTCGAACTGCCGGTGAAACTTGTCATTTGTAGTTCGTCCGGATTTGGCGTCGTGTTTTTCTGGACGTTTGAGCTGGCGCTTTCTGATACGCCGGAAAACCCAGGGCTCTCTTGTTGTGTGCGGCTCGTTCCCAGGCTCGGCAGCTGGCTCGGCAAAATGACAAAGCTGTTTTCAGCCGCGCTTGCGTTGCCGCCCTTATCATACGCTTTGATCGTAAACGTGCCAGACCTGGCGACGCCGTATGCCGTTGTGGCTGGGCGCGCGACCTTGTCCATATAGTCGTCGCTGTCGGACCAGCTCGCGCTCGAGGTCGTGTCGGACGTGTGCTTAATCCGATAAAAAGATAAGTCGAGATCAGCGACGCCGGTCCATTTAAAAAACAATCCTCCGGCTGAAACTTCTCCGCGAAAGTTTGTCACGTTTGCCGGTGCATCGTCAGGCGGATCGAGCGGAAAGTTTAGCGCGTAAACGAACTCGCCTTTGACGCCGAACGTGTTGATCGCCCTGGCTCTTACGTCATAGTTGCCGCGCGCTAGATCGAGGGCAGAATATGAGCCTAGATCTCCGGTCCCGATCGGCAAGTAATCCCCGACGCCAGTGCTCCGATATTGGACCTCGACCCGATCGACCCGACTGGCGTCAGTTGAGGTCACGACCACTTTCAGCTCCGGCGTGAATTTTTCGCTTAAAATTCGGGACGCGCTTTCTGGAGCCACACCGATCGACGGCACCTCGAACGGCGACAAAAGCGTCGTGTTGTCTCTCTCATAAACAATTGTGTCAGGCACGTTGTCGAAAATTGATTGAGCTGTTTCCTGGAGCGTCATTTGCACGTCCAGGCTGCCCTCAGATCCCAGGGTGAACGTCCAGGACAAAACTTCGAATTCTTTGTTTGTCCAGCCGAACCTGGCAAACGACAGCTTGACGTTATCACCTACCTGGAGCGCAAAAGCTCTCAGGCCGAAAGTCGCCTGGATCGTTAATTGCTGACGGTTTCTTTCCAGGGCAATCAGCGCGATCTGACGGCAAATTGCAAAGTCGTCGGTGAACGGCAGGTCCATATTGTAGGTTGCGACTTGACCGCCGTCCGCTGCGATAAATTCTGACGCCGTAACCTCCGCAAAATCGGTCGCCTGGTAATTTGTTTCTGGCCCTCGAAAAGTGCCTTTGACCGTGTTGAAGTTGTCGCGGCGCGAATGCCTGGTCGACACTGCAACGGACGAAATCAAATCATCCTCGGTAAGCGTTACCGAGCTTGGAATTGACCAATAGCCAGGTTTCATTCGCCACTTGCCTTGAGCATACCAAAGCAAGCCAGCCATCGAGGTCAGCAAGTCTTTCAAAATATCGCTCGGCTTGACGCCGGTTTGAAAAGAACCGTTGCAGGTAAAGCGCGCGGATCCGGTTTTAGTAGTCGTGTAGGATCCGCCGACGACGTTGTAATAATTGCCATACTGACAAACGTCCGCCGCCAAAGTGACCAGGCTGTCGTCGATATTCGCAGCCGCTTCGCCCAGGCCGTCAGCCGAGGTCAAATAATCTCTCAGAACCAGGGCAGGGTTCTCTGACCAGGCGGTTGAGCTGGACCTCGGATCGTAAAGTTTTTTCCCTTTTATTTTTGACGTGATGCTCGGAACGCCGTTTGCAAAAGCATCGGCGTCATAAGTCAGCTCAATATAAAGATAGGCGCAGCCGGTGAGCTTGTGATCCTGGGTCCAGCCGACGCCCGAGCTGATTAACCTGGTCGGAGCTGTCTGTGAGGTGGTGCCAGTCCTTTGATAAATCTTGACCAGGTTGTTGTATCGAGTGCTAGTGCTTCCATCCAGGCTAGTTGCCAGGGTAGGCTTGTAGTATGTTTGACTGTTTTCCGTTGCTGACGTCAGCGTCAGCTCTTCGTCGTTAAAGTAAACCGAGGTGAACCCCTCGATCTCGTGACCGGTGAAAGCAATCACTCGGTGCAAAAACTTGCTGTTTGTGCCCGACACTGCGTCGAAAACAATCGCCCCGCCGACCTTTGTTTCGCCGTAAATAACCTGGCGTGATTGAGCTGCGCCTTTGCTCGAGACTTGATAGCCCTGGTTCGCGCTCGATGAGGGGAGCGACGGCTTTGGTGCCAGGGCATTCATCGCCGCGCTCATTGCGGTCGTGATTAAAAAATGGCTCATAGCGCTGCCGCCCAAAAAGGCCGCGCCGGTTATCCCCGCGCTTATAGCTGCGCCAGTCCCCAGGCTGGAGATTAGCGCCATTGCTGCACTGGCTGCCATCAGTCAGAAATCCATTTCGAATAGTTACGCTCGAAGCATTCAAAGCCGAGCCGCTGTAGTATCGGGTCGAACGCCTGGTGCGTTTTCGTGTTTATTTGGAGCACTGAAACGCCGTCCTGGCGTAAACAAGCCTCCGCAAATTTGATAAGCTTAACGCCGGTCAATCCTCTCCGGTGCGAGCTTTTTAAAAAAATCACGTCATTCTCTGCGAATAGGTGATCCTTGTAGTGAAGCCCTGGCCCGACGATCGTCACAAAGTAACCTACGAGCTGCCCGAGCTCGCGCGCTGTGAAGATCCGCAACGCGCCCTGCGCCTCGAGCGCTTCATATTTGGGCCAGTCTGGGTTTAGTTTTATTTTGTCTTGTCTGACTGCGATCTCGGCCCAATGCAAAACCAGCAAGGGCTTTATTTCGTCAACCACGTCGTCCAGGAATTCCTGGGCGAAACTAACCGTCACTGCGTCCCCAATTAATCACCAGGTCTTGCATGCTTTCGACAAAGTCAAAGCCCTTATCGGTCGGGTAGGTCGCTTTTTGGAACTCCGAGGTAAACCGTGAATTCCTGGGACGCTCCAGGTCGATCAGCTTGTTTTCGATCAGGAGCTGGATCGTCGTCGTTTCTCCGCTTTCCTCAATTTTCATTTGATCCATATAGCCGACAAAAACCTCGACCAGGCTTTCAAAATAAACTTTCGTGGCGTTGTCTTGCGTGACAAAGGTCGTGCCGACAGTCGAGGTCGTGTTGTTATACAAACCAAAATATATTTTGGCTGTGCGGCCCTGGTATGGCTCGCTGAGAGCCAAAGCCACAACGGACGACGGAACACCGCTCAAAGTTAAACTCGCGCCCCTGGCGCTTATTTGGGCAGTCTCCTCGATCTCTGAAACCGCCAGGAGAGTTGACGTCCCATAGTAAACAACGCCGCCATGCGTCAGCTCACCGATCCCGCTCCAAAGCCGCAAGGTTTCATTGTTGTCAAAAAATAGCTCGACGGCAAAAAACGGCTCGACCACCGTATCGTCCAGCCCACCGTTGAAAGCTGTCGAAATATCCCTCGACATTTAAACCGCCTCGATCGCTTCAAACTGGAGGCCGTAAGTCTCCAAATTATCCCAACCAAACTCCACGACGTTTGATCTCAGCCGGAACACTCCGACCGCGCCGGTCGTCGTTACCACTGCGTCAGAATAACTTTCGCGCAGCCGAGGGAATACCTCGACCGATCCGTCGCCGGTTTGATCCTCTAAAATCATATAAAGCCGCGAGGTCGCGCCGGTCCCGAGCTGGATATAATCACCAGCGAGCAAGGTCTTTGTCGAAACATTAAAGTCGAGCGTCAACGCTTCTGAATTGGCACTGCCGGTCGCAGCGCATTGCACGTCAGATGCGGTTGATCTCAGAGTGCCGCGCGGCGTGTAGTAGTTGGCGTTTCCCAGGAGAAACGTTCCCGACTGACCGCGCAAGCTTGTCAGGGCTGATTTCCAGCCACCAGCCTGGTCGCGCTTCATCGGAGGCAGCTGCACGCTGGCCTCCCAGCGCGCGCCTGGGTGACGAAAAATTTGCTGCTTGTAGGTGAACGGCGACTGAGTTGTGACCGTGGCGTGCATTGCGCGCAAGGTCACTCCCGAATAGTTTGGAGCTGTCGGGAATGTGATCGGGTAAGATATAGCCATTTATGAAAACACCGACTGCATTTGACCGCCGCGCCGCCGCGCGTCGAGGATTTGATTTTTCGTCATTGCTGCAATCCGAGGCGCTTCGGTTTGAATGATCCGCTTGACGCTTTCGTCACCGTTTGCCTGGAAAGCAAAACTTTGATTTACGACGACGCCGCCGTCCTGGAGCGCGTTGTTTGTTTGCGCTGGTGACAATAGCCGCCCTGGCGTGCTCGGTATGAAAAGCTCCCGACCGCTTTCGCCTGTCATGAATGCTTTGCCAGCCTGGAGCTGACCGCCGTGCGCTTTGCCAGGAGCTTGCACAAAGTTGCCGCTCGGCGCTCTTGTGAAACCCATAAAACCCATCGCCTGGTTTACAAGCTGTTGGACGACGAGCACTCGATAAAGCTCTTTTATAACCGCCGCCGCTGTTTGCCTGATCGCGTCTTTAAATGATTGCGCGCCTTCCAAGGCCGCCATGAATGCGTTTGTCAGGCCATTTTCTAGCGCGTCGGTGACCGCTGACATGCCAGTCATTTCGTCTTTCGCGCGCTGCATTTCCAGCCGCGCCTGGTTGATCAGCTGGTTCGCAGTTTCTTGATCGGTCAGGCCAGCGGCCCGAGCTGCATTGATAGTTTCGAGAGTTGCCGCAAAATCAGTGTGAATTTGAGCGACCGGCACCATAGAATTCAACAAGCTGTCATATGAGCTTTTCAAACTCTCAAGCGCGTCGGCCTCTTCGTCAGATGTAACGTCGACGCCTGGTCCGAGATTTAAACCGCTTGGGCTTGTGGGAACGCTGCCGTCAGTAGCTTCACTTATTTTTCCTAAACTTGTTGCGCCAGGAACGCTTTCAGCGAATTTAAGTGTCCCATCTTTATTGCCAGCGTTTGGCTTGCCAGCGACTTCTTTTTTCATTTCCTCGATCATGAAACCGAGCATGTCTATCTCGGTATTGAAGTGATCAATTCTTTGCAAAAGGCCGGTGCCGGTGAAATTTGAAAGTCTGCTTTGATCAAAAAAGCCAGCCTCTGTCGGCGTGCGACCGTTTAAAATTTCAGCCACTTTTTGTTGCGCGGATGATCTTTTTGTCCGCAGCTTATTCCGTCGATCCTCAAGCTCTTGTATGTCACCAGATCCAAACAAATCGCTTTGGCCGTCCAGCCCTTTAAAAGCTCGGAAACTTGTGACGACCGTGTCGATCGCTGTCGCCGCCGCCGCTGCGCCAGTCACGAGCCCCTCAAATGCTGGGATGCCATAGTCTTCCACAAATTGTTTTAAAACGATAAATTCCGTTGATAGCGCGTCGAGTGAATTTATAAAGTGCGTCCGGATTTTATCGTCCAGAGCGTCCATTTTATTTTTAAGCTCGACCGCGCCTTTTATTGCGCTTTCGTTCATAAGCTGCCCAGCATCGTCAGCTTCTTTGCCGATCGCTTTCAAACCGGCGGCGTTGTCTTTCAAAAGAGGGATCAAAAGCGTTGCGTCGGAGGCCATTGCCTCCATGAAAAACGTCATGTCCTGTTGCGACGCGCCAGCGTCTTGCAACGTTTTCACAAATAGTTGCAGCGCGTCAGGGCCAGAGAGGTTTCGGAATTGGTCAGCTGTAACGCCGACCAGGGGCGCAACCTTTTCGAAAAAATCTTTCATAGGGCCGCCGCCGGTGATCAAAAAGTCTCCGACGCGGTCTGTTGTATCTTTTAGAATATCTGCCGCTTTTGATTGCTCAATGCCGACCGTCCTGGCAGCAATCGCAAATTTTTGGAATTCGGTCGTCGATGCGTTTGCCATTTTTGACAATAGCCCGATTTCGACCGCTACCATTTGCGCATTTTTTGCAGCGCGAACCGAGAGCGCAGCCGCAAGCACTGGAGCCAGACGCTTTGCCGCTGTAGTCAAGCCGTTCATCGCTTTCGAGCTTGCACTAAATTCGCGCTTTGCTTTTTTCGAAAAGTTTTCGACCCGCTTGTTTGCTCGGTCCATCGCTCGCGAAAACTCTTTGTCCCGAGCTGATAAAATTATATTCAGCTCTTGCGCGGTGACAGCCATTTCTATCCGTACCTTTCAGCGAGTGCTTTTGCTTCGTCCAGGCTTGGCGCGTTAGCGCCAGGCTCGGGCGGTCTGTGAGCTGCGTTCCATCCATTGAACACGAGCGAGGTGTCGCGCGGGATCATGTCTCGGATCTCCGCCGGTTTGTACCCAGCGACAACCGCGTTTGATATTATTTTTCTGACGCTAAGACGTTTGGGCTTTCGTCCTGGTCCGTCTTTTTTTTTACGCCTGGATCGTCAAAAACGTCGGGCATAAACGCGACGCCGACGATCGCCTGGGCGAGCTGGTAGAAACGCAAAAGGTTTTCCGTCCCGCCGTCCTCGATGATGCGGTCAGCTTTTGCGTCGGTTAAGCCGCCGCCCACCAGGGCAAGCGCGACAATGTCTTTGACCTCGACAGAGGTCGGCTTTATACCACGCTCAAAAAAGCCGTCCCAAAGCTCAAAAATTCCGCGATGCCGATCCTCGAACCGCTCGATCTGACCGTTCCGCAAAATAAAAGTGTAGGTGACGCCGTTGATCTGATCGACAACGCCGCCCCTGGGTGCTTCAGCTGTGATTGCCATTATGCAAAGGTGATTGCGCCGTTACTTTCAAGCGACAGTGAAAAGGTCACACCGCCCTCAGTTTCGCCGCCCATTTCAAAACTAGTCACGCGAAATTGACCGCTATATGTGCCAAAATCGGGGACGACCAATTTGAAATTTGCCACCGGATCCGCCGCCATAGCGGTCGCATTTAAGCGACCCTCCTGGGCACTTTCGTCCAGGAATATGCCGTCGCCGCTCACGCTAACGGATTTTAAACCGTTTAAGCTCGAGCTGAACAAAACGCCGCCTGGCGTTGTCGCGTCCGGCGTCGTCACGTCAATTGACGAGTTGTTGATTGTGATACTTTTGCTGTTGATCCCAGCAATAGTGGTGAATGCTTCTGATCCTGCGCCGTCCCCGATTTGTAATAGGAACTGACGTCCGAGCTGCTTTGCCATCGGAGATTGCCTTTCTTAGATTTTATAGATTGCGAGTGCCCACCTCGCGCCTGGGCCTTGGCTGCTACGCAGCCTCGAGGATCGCGCTGAACACGATCTTTGCCTCATGCCCGCGACCCTCATTGTCCTGGTCGACAAAGTAGGTATCGCATAGCAATTCGATTAAATTAAAACCTGTCAGGGAAACCGTGGTTTCCTTGCGGTGTAAACTCTCGCGGATCGCCTCCGCTATTTGAGCCGCTTGCACTCGACCGGTCGTCCGAGAGAATGCGTGAAATGACAGGGTGATTTCCATGCCGAGCCGTCCGTCAGTGTCGGCAGCCCTGGGAACAATGTCACCAAACCGGACAAACGGATAAGTCACCGCCTGGGGAGGTTCGTCATAAATCCGAGTTGAAACCAGGGCGGTCACGTCGCTGTCAGCAACAAGCGCTGCCCTCAATCCCTTTTGCAGCTCGAGAGCAAAACCGTTAGCCATTGAGTGCCCTTTTTGCTGCTTTGTTTATTGCGCTGCGCTGACGGCGCTTATGCTTCTCACGCAGCAATTGCTGCGCTCTGGTGATGAACGGATGCGGCTCCGTTGTGCCGGTGCTCGAGGGCACGCCCTTTAACCTGGTGCCCAGGCCCACGCGACCGTTTTTGCGACCAAATTCAACCGCGCGCGCTTTTATCTGCGCTTCTTTTTCTGGCGGGGCCGCCTCGACCGACGCCATGATAATATCTTGACGCACGACCATTTTGCCGTGAATGCCGTCTTTTAATCTTCCCAAGTCAGGGTCCGGCTTTCCGCTGCCGATCGGCGCAAGCGTGCGCGCCAGGGCGACGCCCTCGTTCATGCTTTTCCGCATTGCATTGAAAAGCTCTCGACGGATCTCTTTCGGTAACTTTTTAAAACCGCCTTGAACTTTCTTTGCGTCAACCAGGCCGTCGAACTTCATGCCGCGACGCCTTTCTCCAGGGCCAGCTCGAGCAAATCACCTTTTGCGCTGACCTGGACGATTGAACGGATTGCCCAGGTTGTACCTCGCGCCGAAACGCGGTCGGCAGCCGTCAATGCTTTCGTTTTGGCGTCGCTGCGAACGCGCAGCTTTGCCGAGCTTACGTCAGCCAAAGCTCCGCCCTGGATCTCCTCTTTTCCAATCCGCTCAATCAGCTCGGCGTTTCGTGAAAAGTGATCTGAGAACGTGCCGGTCGTATTACCAAAGTCGTCCGTCGTCGACGCCATCCGCTGGAACGTCACACGATCGCGAAGCAATCCAGCCCTAGCCATACCAGGCGGCTCGCTCTTGCCCGATCAAATCGTCAAAGCCAAAAGGTAAAGTTTTGGAAATTGTGCCAATCAGCTCGTTTTCTCGATTTTCGTAATAATGCGCCACGAGCATCAAAAGAGCGTGCCGGACAGTGTCAGGAACGTCAGCTGCGTTGTCGCCATATCCCACGACGTATTCAATCCGGATCGCATCGTCACGACTAAAAGTTGTGGGCCAAACCTTGCCAGATTTTGGATATATCAAATATCTCCCAGGCTGGCCCAGGAGGTGAAAGTCAGAGAGCGTTGCGGTTTGCAAAGCGTTGTCTGTGTCAAAGTATTTGATCGCCGTGACAGATTGAGCTGGTTGCAGGGACAGATAAACCGTTGATGGATTTGGCCCGACATATTCCGCCCAGGTTTGGCTGATCATCGCCTTGCCCAGCGCGCCGGTGACGTCAACGTAAGCGATCGCCACGTTGATCAAGCGCGCAATCAAAGCGTCGTCGTCAGTGTGCTCGATCCGCATATGATTTTTTGCGTCTGTCACCGTGACAGGCTCGTTTGCCGGTGCAGTCACCAGGGAAACACGATGCTGAAATGCGAGCGTCATTTTTTAACCTTTTGTCGCTGTGCGTTTGCGCGGTGATTTTTTCGATGCGGTTTCCCGCTTCGGACCGACGCCGTCAGTCCACGCCTCATTGATCGACGTGTCCGGATCGTCAGCCTTTAAAGTGCCGTCTTTATTCCGCGCGCGTTTTGGTTTTGCGACAGAAACCGGCTCCGCGACGTTGTGCTCGATGAACCGCTTGCCAGTCTTATCATCGACCTCGACCACGTCCCCGACGTGCCAGGTGTAATCAACGCCAGCCATCGACGTGAGCATTTTGATTTTCATGAAAAACCTCGCAAAGAAGGGGAGGGCGCGAACGCCCTCCCTGGTTACTTATGCTTGAACTAGGTGCTTAACTGCTGCTGTGTTTGCGAGACAGCCATCTAGCCTTATATATCCGAGGATACCAAAGTCAGGGGCAAATCTTTCTCTCGCCACGTAAACTGCCGGAGCGCCGACCTTGCGGACGTAGAATTGAGACATATCACCAAAAAGCACAGTTTTCTTTGCTGTGGCGATGCTGTCCATGTCCTGGTTTACAACAACGTTGTAGCCCAAAATCGTCTGGGGCATTCCGGCAGCATAGCCGCCGATTTCCCATAGGTAACGGTTTTGGCTGTCTTTCAGCTTCCGCACTGCTTTCAACGTGCTGTCATTCATCATGATCGCAGTTGATGGGCTGGAGCGATAGGCTGGGTCAACAGAGTGAACCAGGTCAATCAATTCGTCAGACGTGATTGCAGTCGCGCTTGCGGCTGTTTTCCCAGCGGTTGAATTAGTGACAATGCCCTCAACATCAGACGAGCCGGATCCGGTCGTCAGCTTCGAGTTTGCAATGCGCGCCATCCGCTCGCCCAAAAGACGACCGAGGAGGCTTTCCATATTCAAAACGCTGTCAGCGTTAAGCTCGGCTGACCAGCGAACCCATTCGGTATTGAACGGAAAAGCGCCCAGGGTTTTAGAACCGAATGTCACGTCCTTGCCACCGTCGTCCGTAACCGCTCCGCCCTCAGTGTGGGCCTCGGCTGTGACCGCTGTGTCGTCGATTGTCGGAATTGTAAACGTATTTCCGGCAGCGGTTTCAATCACAGTAAACAGGTCGCTCGAGTACATCGGACCATGAGCTTTCATCGCCTCGTTGATGAACGACGCCAGCTCGGTCGGCACAGTGAAACCACCGGCTGAGTTAGTGCCGCCGGTTTGGACCCGATATTCTTTCAATACGTTCCGAACTTCCTGGTCGACGTATGCGTCACCACCGGCAGAAACCATTTCTGCAAACGCCTGGCGATAGTCCATTTTTAAACCATCATCGAACGCCGGAGCTGAACGCCCTTCGGCCTCTGGAATTTTTGACGTGTCAGGTTTTTGAAAAGCTGCGATCGCTTTCGCTGCGCGCTCTTCACGCTCAACGCGCGCCTGGAGCTTGTCATGATCTGCCATCATTCCGTCAAACTCGCGTTCGACTTCGGCAGCTCTTTCCTCTGGAGTTTCGTCCGTTACTTCTGACAATTTAGAGCGAGCTTCTGTTGCGATCTGCGCCATCTGCTCGCGAAGGTTTTTGATCTCAGTCATGAGATTTCCTTTCGTTAAGTTGAGATTGTCGAGCCTTCATCCGCAATCTTCTTGCGGCCTGGCTCTTGCGCTTCTGCGATCTATGCCGCTCCAAACTGCGAAGGCCGATTTCGGTGGCCTCGTAGGCTGGGGTCGTCACGATTGACACATCGTACAGCTCCACCTCCTGGATAGTTCGACGAGGCATTTTTTCCTCGTCGTCCCAGGACTGGCGGGTCGGGACAAATGCAAAAGACATTTTGTCGAGATCGCCGCGTTTCATTTTCGGAACAATGCTCCGAACGTCGGGATCTGACGTGTCTAGGGACGCTCGAATTTTCAAACCTCGATCATCCTCAGATAGTTGCAGTGTGCCCGAGCGCGAACGCGCCAGGGGCAGCCCTGCGTGATTGATTAGGAAAACAACGTCGTCGCGACCGATCGCGTTTGAAAACGCGCCTGGTGCGATTGCCTCGCGCCATTGACCGCCGATAATTGTCTCCTCGTTAAAGACCGCCGCATAACCTTCGACCGTCACTGTGCCGTCGGATGCCTCTCGCACCTCCAGGCTTTGTGCAGGGCGAGCCTCGCGCTTGTCTTTGTCCTTGTCGTAGCCGGAAAGGTCTGGCTCCTCCTGGGGCTCCTGGGGCTCCTGTGGCGCGCTGTCGACGTATTCGTCCGACTTTCCAAACGTCACAATCACCTCGTCGTCAGTCTCCTCGACGCGCTTGATGTGACGATCCTCCAAGTCTTTTGATGCCTCTGGAGTGCTCATTCGTTCGTCCTCTTTTTTGACAATGTTGTCCGCCCATGTTTTCCCTGGGCTGCCCCCCCAGAGTTTCCATGCAATCGTGAAAGCATTCGGGCCGCCGTCCGCTTCCTTTTCTCCGTAATCTTTTGAAAAATTCGCACCGTGCCGCGCGAAAAAACTCCGCATCCGTTTGACCGTATCCATCGAAAGGTCAGCGCCGTTGACAATGTCTCTAGCTCGAGAAACGCCGACTTGCGTCCCGCCTCGTTTCCATTTTTTTCTCAGCTCCAAGCCCTGGCGAGCCTGGTCTTTCATTGCCTGGTTTGGCTTAGGCATTCAGATCGCCAAACTGTGAACCGATCGGAACTGTAGCGCCCTGGATCATAAGGTCGTCGCCGCTCTCTAGAGGCTCGAGCCCTTCGCTCTCGCGGACCTCATTCGGCGTGCGAATTCCGTTTTGGATTGATGTCGCGCCAGCGCTCATTCTTGTCATGAGGTCGCCGCGCAATAAGCTGTCGAGATTGTATCGAACCGAAAGGTCGCTCTCGCGCCCGAATAGCTTCAAATTCATTTCCTGTTCTGACTGTTCGATCCACCGGCGCAGCGTGTGCTTTACGAAATGCAGATCCTGTTGCTCTGTGTTCGAGTAGGTTCCGCCGCTGAGATCCTGGAGGAAAACAGGCGGCAAAGAATAAATCCGCGCGATTTGCTCGACGCAATACCTTTGCAGATCCAGGAGCTGCATTTGCTCCGGCGAAAACCCGATCGACTTTAGCTCGTGACCGACCGGCAAGGCCATGATCGGACGGCCCTCTTTGGCAAGCTTGGCGGTTGCCGCTGCGACGTCCTCGCTCGCCCTGGACGCAGCCGCTCCACTATTGAACGGACCTTGTAGAACCGCCGGAGGAATGCCGCCAGACTGAAACGCCTTTGAGCCGTATCGAGCCGCTGCAATCGCCAGGCCAATGATGTCCTTGTTCGTCATGATCGGGCCGCGAATGTCGACCTGGTTATGTTTAAGCATAAAGGTCAAATCAATGACCTCGTCAGCCGCATAGATATTAGAACCCGAGCGGTAAGTTTTTGTCGGATATTCCTCGCCAGCTTTTTCAGAAACGTGCAAATTCGCCGGATCCAGGGGAACCAGGTCTGTCACTTGACCAGGGCCGTTTTTGATGATCAGTGTGACCGATCGACCACCGGTCAATACTTGCTCGAATGAATACTTGCGCCAGGCGAATGAACTCAGACCAGGGTTGACAGCTCGATCGAGCCAGCCGCCAATGCCGTCTTTGACGCGCTCGTTTCCCTGGTAAACCTCGAGCGGTAAGCTTGCCAAAGTGCCAGAGATAAAATTGACCGCTGCCCAGATCGACGGAACGCCTAGAGCGTTGTCAACGTTGACCGTCACGCCAGCTGTCGAGCTGAAATCTCCCCAGCCCATAACGTGCAAAAAATCATCCGCTGAAACTGGCGCATTTGGGTTTTCAAGGTTGCGCGCCTCGCGCTTTGAAAACCTGTCAAAAATTCCCATCGTCCACCTATGCCGTGAGCTTGAAACTTGGATCGTCCCAGGGGCTCGACGTTTGTTGAATTTCCTCCGAACTCATACAGCCCAGGGCCATCGCCAAAGCGACCAGGCCGTCAATCTTGCTGTATGATTTCGCCTTATGCAGTTTTCGGTTTCCCGCCGGATCCGACTGCGTCACAGCTCCCGCTGCATTCATGTTTAAAATCGGGTTGCCGCCGTGCCGGAGCTTGCGCTCCGCGACCAGTTGCTCGAGCTTGTCGACTGCCGGTGCCATGTCTCGAAAGCCCTGCCCAAAGGGCTGCATCGGGATCTGTGCGCCGATCACGTCTAGCTCACGTTTAAAGTCGTTAATTCTCCAGCGGTCATATGCTAGGAGCTGGAGGTCGTAGCGCTCCGCTGCCTCGGCAACCGCCAGGGCAATGACCTCGGGCACAATTACTGGCCCTGGTATCGTGGTCAGGTATCCTTGTTCCGCCCAGAGATCCCAGGGAACCTTTTCAGCGCGCGCCTTGTCGCGGAGGCCATCCTCCGGCAACCAGAAATGAGGGACGATTTCAAAGCCCTGGTCAGTCGGAAAAGCCAGGACCAAAGCCGTGAGATCCCGCGACGCGGATAAATCCAAGCCAGCGAAACAAAGCTGACCATCCTCGACAACAGGCTCCGCATTGTTTGCCTCCCATTCAGCTCGAGACAGAAATGGGCTCTGCGCCTCGATCCTTTGGTTTAAGTAAAGCCAGCGAAAGCTGTTCGCCTTGGCTGGCAGACGTTCTGCCTGGGCCGCAAAGTCCTCGATGTCATTCATCGAGCGGAATTTTCCAGCCGCTGGATTTGCTGCGCGCCAGGCTTTTCGATCTGTCAGCTCGCAATCTTTTGGAGCTGTGTGAAGGTGCGAAACTATCCGAGGGTCTTTCGCGTTCGCAGCATCGTCAAGCCAGATCGAAAATAAGTCAGCGTCCGTCGCCGCTTGCGTTGAGATCGCGATCAGGAGCGGTTTGTCATGCGCGCCCTGGGCGGTTTCAATCGCCTCAATGAAAGGGTCGTGCGAGCCTCGCACTTGACCGACTTCGTCCAAAACCGCGAGCACCGGAGATAGGCCGTGCGCCGTTCCAGCCTCGGCTGAAATCGCTTTATATTCCACGTTGCACAAAAGCCCGAGGAGCATTTTCTGGCTCGGGACAATTCGAACAATTTTATTAAGCTCGGGCGAAAGCCGAACCATTTTTTCAGCAAGCTTGAACACCAGGCTTGCCTGGTCCCTGGAGCGTGCGCCCGAAATGATCTGACTGTTTTGGCGAGCCATCGGCCCAACCAGGTGCGCCAGGACGATCGCAGCAATCAAAGCTGACTTGCCGTTTTTGCGAGCGACCGAAAGGTAAGCCCTCGAGGTTCCCGACCGGTTGTCGAAAACGTCGAGAATAAATTTGCGCTGAAATGGTAGCAGCTTCATCGGCTGCCCAACCATCGAGCCCTCGGGAATTAAGCAATAATTCTCGATGAAAGAACAAACTTTTTTGCCGTTCGTCATTGGGGCCGTGCAATTAACCCATCGTCGAGCACGTTGTTTGCCTCGATCGACTTGCCGATCGCGGTCTTGTTTGCTGTGTTGTGAGCCTCTTCGCGCGCGCGCTGATTGACGCCAAGCGACCGCCGGAGAGACAGAATATCACCGGTTAAACTTTTGACAGCTCGCGCCCTGGGGTTTTCAACCGTCGTACCGTTTGCACGCACCGAAATAAAGCCCTCGAGGCGCAGCTCTTGTTGCTCGCGGTTCAAATCGTTCATTGTCCTGGCAAGCATTGCCGCGACTTCCCTGGCATGGTCAGTCCATTGCGCCCTGGCAAACTCAGCGATCACGTTCACAAAAAAAGGGAGGTCCGTTTTGTCTAGCGGTATATTGCTCGGCGGGTGCACCGGCTGCGCTGCCGCTTTCATTATTTCGACCGCGCTCTCTTTGCTGTTGGTCTGTTTGTTTTTCATTCCTGGTAAAAATCCTCAAACGCAAAAAATGTCGACCTAGCCTGCCG